CCTGTGCCTGAAGAACCTGCTGCTGCTTCTTGTTTACCTGTCATGTCTAGTTCCATATCACGTTTCAGTTCTTTACCTGCTTTTGCGATTTGGTAAGCCATTTCAGATGTAACACCTGCTTTATTAACAACTTCTTGAGTACCAGTAACTACTACAGGTTTTGTAGAAATCTGTGTGTGGTTAAGTAGTCTTGATGTTGCTGTAAGTGCTCTATTAGGAGAATCGTCTCCCTCTATTACTAAGTTAGCTGCTGCTGCTGCTAAACTATCTGTTTGCCATTCGTGTTTTGTTCCGTTAGCCGAAGCAGTACCGATACTAGACATAAATGGTGTTTCTGTTGGAGAAATGTTGTAAATAACATTCGCCAAGTCTTCTCTCTTATTGTTACTATCAAAAGTCTCATAAGAGTTTGTATATATTGCCATTTGATTACCTTTGTAAAAAAGTTATGTATTGGTTAAGAATTCATAAGACTTTCTATAACGCTTGTAGCATCCTTTACACGTCCTGTTTTCTTTAACCTTGCTCTTTGTGCCTTAACTTTATCACTTGAGATTTCACCTTTTGTTGGAGGAGAACCAGGTCTTGTAACTTTAGGTACAACTTTAGCTTTCTTATTAGAAATCTTAGCTGCCAAAAGATTATCATACAACATGGCTTTATGAAGTACATCAACAGACCTTGCATCAATTAAGCTATCAACTTCTTGTTCAGAAAATCCTGTTTTTAAAGCAAAAGACTTAATATCTTGTTTAAGTTTTGTTCCTTTAGTAGGATCATTCCATTCTGGAAGTCTTTGAGCCATAATTTCTTGCTGTCTGACAAGTTCTTCTTGCCATTTAGCTTGTTGCTCTTGTTGTGATTTGTATTGAAGATTTTTTTGTTCTTCTTCTACAGTTCTTTTGTTTTCCTGAAGTTCCCTGTACTGATCTCTTTTTAACATATATTCAGTTGGATCTTCTTCCTTGAGTTTAGTCCAGTCAGTTGATTTAAGTTCATCTAACTTAGAATCAGCTTGTGCTGTAAATTGTTCAAGTTGTGATACGTAACGCTGTCTTTCTTGTTGAGTCGCAGCTAATTCTTCTTCAGCTTTTTTGCGTTGCTCTGCCAATACTTGACTTTTTCTTGTGTAATCAGCTTGTCTACTATAACCTGCCTGAAGCTCATCAAGGGTAACCTCTACATCTTTACCATCTACTTTGATGGTGTATGTGCCAGGTGTCTCGTTTACTCCTTCTTGGGTATCGTCTACTAAGTCATCAGCAGTTAATCCATCAGGATTTTCTACTTCTGTTTGTACTGATTCGGACTCCATGTCCTGTGCAGAAACTTCTTCCGTTGCTTCTGTTTCAACTTCATCTTCTGGGGTTTGCTCTTTAGGAGTTCCCATTAGACTTTGTTGTATTGCTCTCTGTGCTGACACTACATCAGTAACAGGAACGCCACCTTGTGTGGATTCTTGTATAGGGATATCTTCTTTAGCCATGATTAGCTACCTCCCTTTCTTTCTTCTTCGAGAATTTTACCATTCTCCATTGTGTTCACTAAAACATTTTGTGCTGTCAAAACACCTCTAAGTGAATGATATAAAGATTCTCTAACCTCTGTCTCACCTATGTCTGTTCTTATCCATTTCTGGAAGATGTCATTTTGTATTACTTCATAAGACTTTATTAATAAAGGATCTTCGAGTAATCTTTTTGCATCTTGACCTTCTTTTACTTGTTTTTCTTTGTCTACCATTTTTATCTCCTGGATTCTATCTGCTTTCGCAGGTGTAGTTAATCGCTTTTTTTTGTTAAAGATTCTTCTGTTAACCAGTCTGGAATCTTTCTTTTGCCTGATAACCATCCACGAATATCATTGGGCTTATGCCCTGTACTCCTGAATATGTCCTCGACAGAAAGTCGGTGTTTTAAACATAATGTTTGTAATTCTATATTTTTCAAATCTGTTTTAATTTATCTATAGTTGGATTCTTTTGTTTAAATTGTTTTGCTAAGTCTGCATGTGCTAACTTAGAAGATTGCCCATTGCTATAACCCATAGAAATGTAATGGTCGTACCTAGACTCGTAATACTTACTACGCTTTTGTCCTTCTTCTTTTTTTGAAGGTTGAGACATTTGTTGGTTTTCCTCCCACTCCTTGTGGTTTAGCTCGTTTTCTAGAAACAGCAGATGCTTTTTGTGCTGATGACATTCTTCTGGCTTTAGCTAATGGTACACATTTAGGATAAGCACGACCTGATCCTTTTGACCTGCCACATGGTTGATATTTACCTTTCTTTTTAGGTGCTCCAATATCTACCCATTTTTCTTGTACCCATTCTCTAAGCCCTTTTTTTGCCACGTTTTACACCTTTTGCTTTTTTTGCTTTAGGTTTTATTCTGCCTGAACAAACCCCTGATGCGTACATATTAGCGTATGCACTTGGATAAACTTTGAACTTTCTTTTAGCTGCTGCCTTGCCTTTAGCACATAGTTTAGCCATTAATTTTTCCTTTTTGTTTTATCTTTTTTAAAAACTCCTTCTTCAATACCTCTGCCTTTTAAAATATCTGCATAAGTTATTTTTCCGTCTTTGTTTAAATCAGGAAATGTTTTCTTCTTCTTCATCATTTTCCTACTTTCCTCATAGCTAATTTATGTGCTTCTGTAAAAGTTTTGCCTTTATTCATGTGTTTTTTCATTTCAGACATGTGTCTTACAGTATGGTGTTTCTTATGTTTGGTTAATGCTTTTCTTTGCCTAATGGTCAAAGTCATTAGCACTTACCTCTTTTTTTCTTTTTGCCTTTTTTCATTGGTTTGCCGTACATTATATTAACCTCAGTATGTCGTTAAATTTATCACTCATTAAGACAAACACAACTATTGCACCATAAGCTACATACTTAAATTTAAAAACTTCAGTCTTTATACTTTTAACTTCTATCATTAAATCATCAATATCTTTTGCCATGTGCGACAAATGGTTTGTTTTAATTATATTTACTTCTTGTTTAAGTAATTCTATTTCTGTTTTGATATCCTTATCATTCATGCTAGTGGCAACCTCTTACGTTTTGGGTACATATTGAGTGCCATAGCTACTGCTTGTTTCTGTGGCTTCCCTTCCTTTTTTAAAACCTTTATCTTTTTTGATATAAGTTTAGTCCTGCTTTGTCCTTTGTAATCAGGTTTAAACTTAGGATAAGCCATTATGTCGGTCCTATGCCTACAGGTCTATTTTGTACTGCTTCAAGAGCAAGTTCTTGTTCGTTAAGTTCTAATTGAGATTTTTTAATTTGCAGTTCTTGTTGCTTCAATGCTAGATCAACAGCAGCTTCTTCTTGTTTAAGTTTGAGTTCTTGTGCTTTTAGTTGCGTGTCTATTTCTAGTTCTTGAGCTTGTAATTGTAATTTTTGTAATTCAACTTGTGCTTTTTGTGCAGCAACCTTCTCATCTAATGATGGCTCTGGTGGTTGTTGTGGTGGCATCATCTGTGGATTAGATATAAACATGTCTGAATTTTTATATCCAGATTGTGTTATAAATTCACTAATAGCATTATAAAGATTCTGAGGTGTAACTAAACTTCCCATACCACCATTTTGTACTACTGTTTGTAGTATTGTCATAATCCCTGACATAGTTTGCATCTTAGAGTTTTGACTTCCTGATCCAACGCCAACATTTACAGTACAATTTAGCTTTTCTTTCCATTTAGATACATCAATAGGTACAAATTTGCCGTTTAAATACGCCATTTTTTGTCTGTTTTCGTATCTTTGTATTAATGAATATATGTTTCTAAATAAGTCTTTTATGCCAGTTTCAGCAAATATACGAGCAATTAACTCTATTCTTTGCATAGCTGACTCTGTTGCTGCTGAGATTGCACCTGAAGTTACATGAGATGTTAATACATCAGGATTTAATCCTTGCGACATTTTAGATACGCCACTTCTTTCTTCTCTAATACCATCTAAATACTGAACCATTTGGAACGCATAAGGTTGTATTTGTGGTGTTGGAAGTGCTGTAACTGCACCAGGTGCTCTCATTCTTACGATTCCACCAGGTTTTGATGAAAGTAAATCATCTAATTCTACTTGTCCTGCTAATACTGCATATCTTGCATTGTTAGTTAGATACATGTTGTCTAACAAATTACGCATGATAGTAGATTTAATTAGCTGTATATCTTGTACTGTATCTGCAATAGACATGCCATGAAACTTATGTGGTATCGGTAGTGGACAGATTGTTGAGAAAGGAACTGAGTCTATTTCCTCATTGTCTAATATTATATTACCACCTTTAGTAATCTTTCTAAGTTCTGCTATACCATCTCCATCATAGTCAAGATGTATATAACATTCTTCTAACCAAACCTTTCTTGATGGTCCTTCGCCCTCATCGGCAGGTACTGAGTCATCATCAAAGCTAAATCTTGCAATTCTCTCCTCATCATACTCAGCATTGTTTATTGTGTATGTAGGTAGTTCTTCTACAACAGCAGGATCATATCCTTCTAAAATTAAATCAGATACTGTTTTCTTTACTCTATGGCATACAAAACTAGCATCTTCTATAGATGTAGACCTTCTTGATACTAAAAATTCTTCTGGTGGTACAGATACAACTCTTACCTGTCCATTATCTTTGGTTTTTTTGACCTTAACATCATGCTCTACAACTTTTGGGCTAATAAGATTACCGAAATCATCTGTAACTGCTTTTTGTACGACAGTCTCAGTATGCTCGATAACTTCCATGTCATCATTAGCTAGTATAGATTGGTACTCAATCTCTGTAAGATTGGTATAATTCTCTGTTGATACCTCTGTTTTTTCTTCCCAATAATGCTTAACGATACCAGTCTTGGATATAAGTGCGTCTTTAAAGACATCATAGAGGACCTTAAAGCCGTTATTTTGGCGATTAAATACATAATTGACATAGTCAGTTGCCTGTTGTGCCATTTCGACATCTTCTGGCCCTTCAGGTTCAAACTCTGCGACATTGTTATGAGTCGTAAATATACGCATTAACGATGGCATTATGTATTCGATAGTATCTCTTACATCAGTTGTAACGATTTCTGACCTGCCTTCTATCTCGTTGCCAAAAGGTTCGCCAAGATAATACTTCATAGACTGTTCTCTTTGTTCAGAGAGTTCTGTATTGAAGTTTCCTGTAGCAGATTCTATTTCGTTGCTTAGTTTCGATGCAAGTTCATCATTGGTCATTTTAGCCATTTATTTATTTCTTACTCTTTTAATTTTTAATCCTGCTTTTTCTAAAGTTTCTTTAACATCACCTTTAAATAACCTGCTATCACCATAGGTGTTTAATTGAGTGTCGCTTCTTAAATCTTTTCTAATATTTTCCATACCCTGTATTGCTTCTTTTCTTTTTATTTTGTTGTATTGTTGTATTTTTTTAGTTCTGATTTCAGGCGAAGTTCTGCTCCATTCTTTATCTGTTATTTTAAAATACTCTTTTACATTTTTTGCCATGATATCTCCTAAACGATGGCTACATCAGGTCCTAATGTGCCTTTTGTATTCCATCTTGAATTCTTTGTTGTACTGTGTCTTAGACTCATGGTTGCATAGCGTGTAGCAGACATAAGATCATCTTTGAGTTTGACTAGCTTTCCATCTTTACGATGATACATTCGATACTCCTCAAACCAGTCATAAAGGGTATTAAATACTTTAAATCGTCCATGCTCCATTCTATCGAGCATCTCCATAAGCCCTGCTTCTACACTATTGCCACCTTTTTTCTCACCTAGTGCAGGTGGGTTCTCAAAGTGGAAAGGCAGCATATTAACGTAAGCATCTCTATATTGCTCGGCAAGAGTGATACCCGAGCCCTTATCATGCTGATAACCATCATGTGGCCATACTATCGGTATGTAGTCGCTACCTTCCCGTTCATTGATATGACTTGCGTGATAACTCGGTATCTGTTTGCTCATCTTATAGCAATCATAAACATACACGATATCCTTATCTCTATCCCATGCTAACCAAACTACTGCTGTAGGATGGTCATATCCAAAATCAAGACCTGCGATACGAGGGTAATGTGGGGGTATCGTAAAGGGCTCACAGGTCAAGTTGTCCTCGTCTATAGGAAAAACAAGGCCACTTCCAATCATTGGTATGCCTTTTGACCTCATATCTCGCTCATGAGGTGGTAGGGCTTGTAAAATCTGTGTTTTCATATCGTCAGTTAGATGTTCTGCATCTTCCCAACCTGCTGTAATCAATGCCTGTTGTGGCTTTAGATCACTTGTAAAATTCTGTACGACCTCTGTAACCCCTGATTCAGGCGTAAAGGTAAGATAAACCTGTCCTCTCCTGTCCAATGTACGGGTTATACATTGTGAATAGATGTCTTGTGGAGGTTCTTCATCGAGCCATACAAGATCAATCGACTCCCCCATAAATTTTTCAGCACCCATTTCATAAGCTTTGAAGGCAACACGAGACCACCCACCTGATTTGTGTTTTACAAGAACGGAGGAATGTGCGTTTGGCACTCCAGGTTTTCTTGTCGTCTCACCAATGAGATGTTTAGGGATAGATCCTTTTCCCTTATCTCTTGGGTTGTCTGGTTGCCCGAATAATTCTTTTTGGCAGATATCTCTTGTGGTTTCATTACTAGCCCCACATACCCATGCTTTTATGGGCTCTTTGAATCTTTTGCCTTTCCACCACTTAGGATAAAGACCTGTTAAATGGATAGCCATCTCCATAGCCCCTACATAGGACTTGCCTACCCTGTTTGCTGCCATCAATAACCTTTGGTTTGCATCTGCCCCACTTTCATGGAAACTAGACTGAAACCTATAAGGTACATAATAGTTTAATCTATTGGTCTGTTGGCGAGTCTTTAGGGTGGATATGATTTCTTCTATTCTTTGGTTTTCAGTAGACATAGTTATCCACCTCCCATTGTAGTCATTTTTTTTCTAAAAACAACCCTATCTTGTGTTTTT